GAATTGTATTTGATCAAATGATTCATGAGTATGGACGATGGATGCATATATCTTTTGCTCCTGCTTTACGTAAGCAAGAACTAACTATCTTCAAGCCTGAAGGTAAATACAAGCCAGGAATCCTAACCGAGTCCCAATACAAAGGAGAATGAGAATGCCTCTCAAAAAAGGAAGCTCAAACAAAGTGATTAGCGCCAACATCAAGCGTGAAATGGCTCATGGCAAGCCACAGAAGCAAGCCATCGCAATCGCCCTACAAGCCGCTGAAAAGGCTAGGCAAGGGGGTGGTAAGGGCAAGGCTAAGAAAACGCCCCAAAAGCCGTTTTAATGCGTTCTAGAGGTATATAATGCTCCACTCAATTGGCAAGTCCCTATCTGCCTCAACAAACACCACCCTGTTTACAGTGCCAAACGGGTATGTGGCACACCTGAGCATGACGTTCATCAGCAACACCAGCGGGTCAACGGGAACCATGACCATGTACTGGCAACACGCCCATGATGTGTCACATAAAGTTTACATATTGAATGCTAAGAGTTTGAACAGTAAGGACTATATTCAGTTCTCTGGAGGTACTGTAGTGCTAAAGAGTGGAGACTCTCTTGTCTTCAATCCTTCACAGCCAATGGACGTTATAGCCACCTTTGACCTCTTACAAGCTCCTCCATTGTACACTTTTAGTAATGAATAATTAATAAACTACTTGACAAAAATACTTTTTTGTGATACAATGAAAGTATCTATAAAGGAACTTAAATGACTTTCTTAGAACTTGTGAACAAGGTGTTGTTGAGACTCAGGGAGAGTCCTGTTGCCACTGTGCAAGGGTCTGGGAATAGCAACATGTATGCCCGACTGATCGGGGAATTTGTTAATGAAGCCAAAGCTCAGGTTGAGAGTGCCTGGGATTGGAGTGCTTTGCGTAGCACCTTGTCTGCCACCACCACGGCTGGTGTGTTTAACTATGAGCTGAATGGTTCTGGTAATAATTTCAAAGTGTTGGATGTTATTAATGATACGTCTAACATGTTTATGGAATATAAAGATGCCATTTGGTTTGATGATAAATTCCTGAATGCCACTCCTGAAACGGGTGTTCCTCAGTATTACAACTTCAACGGTGTGAGCACTGGTGACTTAGACACCCTTGTTGACATCTATCCTATTCCTGATGGGGCATACAGCCTACGCTTTAACGTCACGCTGCGTAATGCTCCTCTGGATGCCGATGCTGATAAGCTTTATGTTCCTTCTCGTCCTGTCATTCTGATGGCAACAGCCATGGCTATTGAAGAGCGTGGAGAGGACGGAGGTCAACAGAGCATTAACGCCTATGCTGCTGCTCGTAGTGCCTTGGCTGATGAGATTGCTCTTGACGCTGCTCGTCATCCTGAAGACACCATCTGGTATACGGTATGAAAGAACTTCAAACACAAAGCATTGTAGCTCCTGGCTTCTTTGGGCTTAACACCCAAGAGAGCGGAGTTACTCTGTCTCCCAACTTTGCTCAGCTTGCTGACAATGTGGTTATTGACAAGTATGGTCGCTTGGGTGCGCGTAAGGGTTGGGTGATGCAAACCACCAGTGGCTCTTCTGCTTTGTCTGGACAGCCTGTTCGTTTTATTCATGAACATATCTCCTCTGCTGGCAGCTCTGTCTACTTGTCTGGTGGTAATAACAAAGTGTTTTCAGGTGGAGTGGGAGCATCCCTGACCGACATTACTCCTGCTGGGTATACGATTACTAATAATAATTGGAGTGGGGCAACTATTAATGCCCACACAGTGATGGTTCAGGAAGGTCATGAACCTCTTGTGTATAACAGCACTGCTTCACCTGTCCTTAAAAAGATGTCCACGTTTACAGGGCTTACACAAAATTATGGAACTGATTACCCTAAGCACATCATTGCAGCGTATGGTCGTTATTGGGCATTGTCTGGCTCCACTGTATACTGGAGCACTGATATTGCCGATGCTGCCTTTCCTAGTTTTTCTGGGGGCACATCTGGGTCGCTGAACATTGCCTCTGTTCTGCCTAACAACGTGGACACCCTCATGTCCATTGCTGTGCATAATGACTTCCTTGTCATCTTCGCAAAGAATAACATTGTCCTGTATAGCGGTGCTCGTAATCCAATTGGCACTGAGTTTATGCTTGCTGACCTCATTGCTGGTGTAGGCTGTGCTGCCAAGAAGAGCGTACAGGCAACTGGTAATGATTTGATTTTCCTCTCTGACACTGGTGTTCGTAGCTTGTCTCGCCTCATCCAAGAGAAGAGCTTGCCTATGCGTGATCTCACCAAGAATATTCGTGATGATTTCTTGAAGGATGTTAACGCAGAAAACACCAACTATGGAAGCCTTGACCGTGTGTGTAGCGTGTACAGTGAGACAGAAGCTTTTTATTTGATTAGCTTCCCATCTACCTCCACTGTCTATGTGCTTGATATGCGCTCTCCTTTGCAGGATGGCTCTGCTCGTTGCACGGTGTGGTATTCCTTCCCTGCATACAGCTTCTTGCGTGATATCAGTAAGAAACTATACATTGGAAAGACTAATGGTATTGGCTTGTACAGCGGATACAAAGATAATAATGTGAAGTATCGACTCAGATATTTCTCTCACTACCTTTCATTTGGCAGCAACACTGTCAATAAGATTTTAAAACAGATTCGTGTGACAGTGCTTGGTGGTAGTAATCAACAATTCACCATTAAGATTGGTGGAGACTACACTGCCTCATATTTGTCCTATCCTTTCACTGTTGCTCCTGGCTCTGTCTCAGAATATGGGATTGCTGAGTATGGAGCAAACGCTGCAACCCTTGCATATTATTCTGGCGGTATTGTTATTGATGACATCAAGAGTAGCGTGGGTGGAAGTGGTAATGTAATTCAGATTGGATTTGAAGCAGATGTTAACGGTGATGCATTGTCGGTGCAATCAATTGACTGCTACCTTAAAACAGGGAGAATTGGATAATGGCTAACTATACCAAATCAACAGACTTTGCAAGCAAGGATGCTTTGCTAACTGGTGATCCTAATAAAGTTGTTAAAGGCTCTGAGCTTGATGACGAGTTTGACAACATTCAAACGGCTGTCAACTCAAAAGCAGACGCTAACAGTGCAGCTCTTACTGGTATTCCCACTGCTCCCACTGCATCTAGCGGTACGAGCACCACTCAGATTGCAACCACTGCTTTTGTTCAAGCAGCATTAGCTGCTGTATATCCTATTGGAAGTATTTATGTAAATGCTACTAGTAGCACTAACCCAGGAACTACTTTTGGTTTTGGTACTTGGGTTGCATTTGGTGCTGGTCGAGTGATGGTTGGTTTTGATTCTAGCAATGCGTTGTTTGACTCTGCGGAAGAAACTGGTGGTAGTGCTGATGCAACAACTGTAAGTCACACACATACTTTCAGTGGAACTACTGGCTCTGGCGGTGGGTCACACTCTCACTCAATTTCTCCTGCGGCATGGACTTCTGGTGGCGGTGCAGTTGATGGTGGTGCTTATAGCTTTGGCGGGACTGTTAGTTCTACTGGAAGCACTAACATTGATCACACCCACTCATTTAGTGGAACCACTGCATCAACTGGTTCTTCTGGCACAAACGCCAACTACCAGCCATACATAACTGTTTACATGTGGAAGCGTACAGCTTAAAAGGAAAGTAATATGGCATTTGATCCAATTTCCGCAGCAATCCTCGGAGGCACTAGCCTCTTAGGTGGACTTCTGTCCTCAAACTCAGCAAGCAGGGCAGCAGAGGCTCAAGCTCAAGCTGGACGAGAGGCTGCTCAAGCACAGCTTGAGAGTGCTCGTATTGCAGCAGACGCTGCTAAGTTTCGTCCGTACAGTCTCACCACTGGCTTTGGTCGTAGCTTCTTCAATCCTGAAACGCAAACGGCTGGCTATGAGATTGATCCTCGCCTTGCAGCTTTCCGTGATGCTCTGTATGGACAGGCTGGTCAATACATGTCTCAGCTTGGGACAACTTCACCAGAGGCTGAAGCACAGAAATATTATGCCACACAGATGGGCTTGCTTGCTCCCACACGAGCACAGGAAGATGTAGCTGCACGACAGGCTATGTTAGCCTCTGGTCGCATGGGCTTAGGCGTTGCTCCTGTGGCTGCTGGTGCAGGTGAAGGCACTGGCATGCTGAACCCTGATGAGTTTGCAAGACAACGAGCACGAGAGCTTGCTAATGCTCAGATTGCTGCTCAGAGTACAGACTATGGACAAAGCATGATTGACAAACTCATGTCTCGTGCAACGGGTGCTTTCCAGAGCGGGGCTGGTATTGAAGAACTTGGTATGAAGCCTCTTACAATGGGTGCTGACATTGGTAGCCGACAAGCTGTCTCACAAGG